CCCTGCCGCCGCCGCAACACCACCGGCTTTAGCAAAAGCCTTTAATCTAAATGAGCCTGTTGCAATTGTTTTGTCAAAACCTTTTAATTCTTTTGTGGCACGCTCTAAACCTTTTTTATCAAATTTGGTTAGGAAGTTAATTGCAACATATTGACTTAATGCCATGATTAACCCCTAAATTCTTTACCTAGATATTTTTTAAGTACACCGTATAGATTATCATTTACTTGCCCACCTAATTGTTGTGATGCTCTGTAAATCAATCTTTTTTCTTTGTAAGCACTACTGTTAGCAGTGCCTTGTAATTTACCAATAAATGATTCACTTGCATTTGAGTTACGGCTTACGCGCCTAGTTCTTCCGCGTGATCGTGATGATCCAAAACCTGCCAACTCATATATTATACCTGGTACAGATTTATTTACTATGGCTAAAGCGGTTACTGAAAATGTTGTGCCTTTAACTCTTTGTACTTTACTTTTAGCCGTGCTTACTCTTATGCCGCGTATAACTTCTGTTTGCGACCATTTCCAACGGCTTCTTTTATTATCGCCAATTGTTCTACCACGGTGAACATTGTCATTAGCCCAACCCCACTGTGGTGGATAGTTAGGTTCAACATCACGCCAACCTGGAAACGGTGAGTGTGGTACAAAACTTTGTGCTAATTTAGCAACAGGCTTTACTGCCTTGCTTAATTCCCTTCTAAATTCTTTTTGTAAATCAGGATCAACCCTTTTCATTTTTTCAAGAAGTTCAGTTAAATTTTCAACATAAATTGATGGCACTGCCGCCAATGATCTAGTACGGCCAGGAAGTTCTGAATATCTTGGTTTAAACATTACTTCCGCCTAACTGTTGCCTTCTTATTGTTGTATTGCCGTTCTTGCAAGATGGCTTTGATGGCTAAGTAAATCGCTGGATCAACCTCTAGTAAATCTTTAGGGCTAATACCGGTTGCAACCGCCACAGATGCGATTTCGTAGATTTGGCCGTGGCGGTCTATCCATTTTTTGAATCATACAATAAATCAATATCAGAATACTGATTGATGTAGTCATCACCAAAAGATAAATCTGTTTTGCCCGCCGCTTTTTCAAGAGCATGTGCAAACCACCACAGATCGCTTTCCATTTGTAGTTCGCCTAATCTCTTACGCCAACCTGTTTTAAATTCGGCTTCAAAAGCCACCTTTACAGATGGCGTAAGATCATAGGTAATTTTCTTACCGTCTTTTTTAACAATCTCAATCTTGTGCATTTCCCCACCTTTTTTCTATTACGCGCTTGTTGATTTTGTTAATGCAGTTACGGGAAGCGATACTGAAACACTTGCAACCGCATCCACAGCACCATTAACCGGTGTCCAGGATGAAATTAAGCAAGACATTGTATAACTAGGATTTGTAGATGATACTGTGCCTGATACTGGAACTAACTTAATGTTAAGTTTTGTACCTAGCGCATCTTCAAATAATGAGTTTACAGATGCCGAAGCAAAATCATTGTACAGTTCAAGATTTAGTGTTGGGCGTTCAATCCCACCAATCATATTTTGTACTGTGTCATTCATTGCAGTAATTTCTACCTGATCAATTTCGCGTGCAAGACTTACAGTGCTGACATGATCAGTAATGGTAGTAGTACCCACAACAACTGAAACTTTATTACCCATAAATATGGCCATATTTTTCCTCTCTTACTAACCTATCAATTCAACCGAATATTGATAACTTAGGTAATCAATATTAGCGGATGTAATTGTACCAGGGCTTGCAGACACAACCCTGAGTGTTTGTACAGCACCGCTTAATGTTTTATCAGCCTCAATTGCGGTTTTAATTGAAGTTGAACCGGATGATGCAAGTAGCCCATCCAATCTTGATTGTCCATCTTTTTCGCTCATTCTACCAACTACAACAATTACCTGACATGTTGCAGAATCAAATCCTCTGTTTAATGTAAAATCATAATTCATGCTTAATTGGCCAACTATTGCAAAAGCATTGTTAGTTGGGATGTTTGTAGAATCCGGTACATAATCAAAAACACGCATACCGGTAATTGTGCTTAATGCGGTTTTTAAATTAGTTCTAACCGTGCTGGGGGTCATGCAATAACTTCTTTTTTATACGCTCTGACCATTGCGGTTACATCTCTACCAATTGGCGACATTCTAACAACGCCTAAATCACCTAATCCTAAGATTCCACCGGGCGCATCTTTACGCTTGTATAGGTCGGCAGTTAATATTAAACAGGCCATATTTAGATCATCCGGCACTGATGGCCAACCCCATCTTGCAGTTACTTGCACGCCTGGGCGTAATCCATTTGATGTTAGACCTGGAAATATCGGCCATGATTCAGTGTTAGATACCATTGTTAATTGTGTAAAAGGCCTATTTAAAGATTGTGAAGTTAATGGGTCTAAAATGTAATCTGTGTTCAATGTTAATGTTTTAGAATATGTGCCGTTACCATTTTCATCTATCGCTACAACTAAATTACTTGTAGTACCAATATCATCTACAAAAACAAAAATATTAGAGTATGCACGGTAAAGCCGTGCTGATGCGGTGGCATCTAAATAAAATCTGCGGTTAGCAATCCGATCAATTGATCTAGATGCTGATTCAACTAAATTTTCTAAAAGATCATTATCGGTATTGTCTGAAATAGACATATAACCTTTAATCTCAGCCAATGTTGCATATCCATTTGTTATAGCCATGATTGGTATCCAAATTCTGTACTGTCCTGGAACATTAGACAAACTCCATTCTTTAAATACCAATCATAGTTAGAATCCAGGCCACAGGAAGGGTTGCGGCCTGGAAACTTATATTGCTTAGAAGGTTGGTGCGGCTAAGCCTGTACCGTTGATCTGAGCAATTGCGCCTGGGTAGCGAAGTGATGTAAAGGCTGACATACCAAACATAACAATGTTGATTGCAACCTTACCATTTGGTTCTTCAAACTTAACATAAGTTGGTGAACCGGCTTCTTCCCAAAGATGACACTCATTAAGATCAACCACAAAGATTGTATCTTGATTTGTGCTTGTACCGATATTTGTTGCAATGTTAGCATCTGTAATAATTGGTAAACCAAGTATTGAATAGCCGCTATTGCCGTACGGTGGTGTACCTGCGCCTGTACCCATTGCGTTCTGTGGGTTGTATGCGTTTGGTACTACAAGTGGGCGATTTGAACCATCTACTCCGGCCAATAGGAAACCTAAACGGCGTGGGTGCATAATGATTGCATTTGGATTAGCATAAATTGTAGATTGAATCTGTTGGATTGAATCTGCAATCTTTGGATACAAACCTGCAACTGTACCTGTGGTTGCCGTGTAAGTAACCAAAATTCCTGTTGTCATGCTCTTTAGACCTAATGGTTGCCCATTTGATCCTGTTCCATTTAGAAGCGCATCATCAAGTTTTGTGTGATAAGCGCGTAGCAAATCTGCTAATACAATATTTTCAATGTTGTATCCGCGTAGTAGTGCTTGCTTAGAAATGCTGTTTTGTCCAGCAATTGTGTTCACATTTACTGTGAGGGTTGTGTCATCAGGATCAGTGCTTACTGCGGCAGTGTTTTCTGATGTTTGATAAGCCACATTTGTGCCAGTTGTGATACGAGATATGACCACTGACATGCCCTGTGTAGGTAGTGGATGCTTGCGTGCGGCATCAGCGAACGGCCTACCGGCGCGTGCTAATGGTGCATAAAGATCAACTAAGTATTGTGGTACTACAAGGCCTGCGAAGTTACCTGAATCAGATGCACGCTTTTCAATTGCCATTTCTTTTTGATGGCGTTGAATACGCTCTCCGGCTTCATAGTCATTAGCAAACTGTGCTTTTAATGCATCACCTAAGAATTTATCTGCGGTGCGCTCTGAGTAAGTTAGTTCCTCGCGTGTAACGCTAAAGCCACCTGCGCGAACTTCCTTCTTTGGTTCAACATTCGCATCAACCTTAGCCGCTAAATCAGCCGCTTTTTGGTTGCGAATTTCAATATCTGACATCTGCTCAATTCTTTCATCTAACTTTTTAATTTCTAAATTGAGGGCTTCAACATTAGCCAACTCAATTTCTGATAGATCGCGTGCTTCTTCTGCGGCGCGGTCTAAAGTTGATTGAATGAGTGATGTCTTTGATTCGCGCTTCTCGCGTAGAGAAGCAAGAAATGTATTTGACATAGTTCTCCTATTAGTAGTTTTTGTAGTGAGAAGGTGTAACGCGCCGACAAGCGGGGTTAGGTGTTCTACGACTTGTTGTTATTATATCTCTTTTTTTAATTGTTTTAGTATTTCCAACGCCGTGTTAAATCTACTTTTATCTTCTTCCAATTCAGGGCTTTCAGTGCGGCTTTCGCCATACTCTGAAATGTTTATTGCAGTTAATTGATCTTCTGCCTGAGCCTGAGTTTTATGGCAACCCAACACTTCATTGTTTGCATCTTTTACAACTGCATACCCTTCACAATCCGGATGATTATTTACTACGCTGTATGGCATTTAATATTTTCCTTGCTTCATCTAATCTAGGGGTTAAATGGGGTTGGCCTTCACGCATACCAGTAACGCTGGCAAGTTCTCCATAAGCACCAAAGGTAACAAGTGATACTTCTGCTAAATGGGCTTTAAGTCTTTCCATTACTCCATCAGTTCTTTTTTTATTTTTAATAGGCATAAAACCAACTGATAATTGATCTAACGCACCATCTTTAACTAATTCTAACGCTTCATCACCTTCACGCGTTTTTGAGATTTTAAATTCAGCATAAAGGCCATCATCTGTTTCCCTAAGTAATGTGGCGCGGCCTAATACATTATTCTCACCATGACCTCTAAGAAGTTTGACCCGGTGTGGTGCTTTAATAACTTCTGAAAAAACACCTTTTCTAAAAACTTCAATCATGGTACTAGTAATGCGTTGTTCTTTATTGTATGGTACGGCAATACCAAAAATGGTACGGCCATCACTGTTGGCACGCAACTCTAAATTTACTGAGTAATTTCTACTCTCCATTTTTTCATCAGGCATAATTGTTATCCTCTACTGTGTCTGCAACATCATCTTGCAATGATGTATCCACCTCACTGTCATCTTCTTCATGATCCATAGGATCAAGATTTTCATAATCTCTTACTTCATCAACAGTTAAGAATCCATTGGTTAAAGCAACTGCATAAGCATCATATCTACTTGCTGTATCAGTTTTTAATAATGAATCATATTCAAATGCGGCTACCTGACCGCGAACAAGTAGATCAGAAAATGCGGCTTCTATTCTTTCGGCTATTGGTTGTATTGACCACTTAACCAATTGTAAATTTTCTTGTTCAACATTTGAATAAGTACGGCTAGAATTTGGTGAACCCAAGAAGTAAGGCGGCAACCCCAGGATGTTAGCCGCCTCAGTTAATCCGGCTGTTTGTGCCTCAACTAATTGAGATTCAGCCGCATTGCTACTTAAAACTTCAAAGTCAGTTGATGAATTCATAACAACAGGTGATCTGTTGCGTGATGAATACATTGCCATCCATGCATTTTTTAATGCATCCGCTTCTTCTTGCGTTAAATCAGGGTTAGCAGATTTAATAACGGCAGTAGGGTTTACACCACCATCAAAATATCTTGCCGCATATTCATTGATTGCAATTTCTTTACCTAATGCTTGTTTAGCAACGGCAAGGATTCCTTTACCAACTAAATCACCTGGCATTGTAAAATTCTTGATGTGCATAATTTCTGATTGATCATAAGATTTTTCATCAATCCTGTAAATAATGCGACCATTCTCTCTCGCTACCTGAACGCGATCAGGCGAAACAGGGTAGATGCTCTCCGGCAATCCATTAACACCCGCTTCACCTAATACCGCAATGTAATTACCGTGAACAATTAAAGCGGCGGCCATTGCGCTAATTGTTTCCATTCTAGTTTCATTAGGTACTGGCCGCAACAATATTTGTGGTGTTGGTACTACCTTGCGTTTGTTGCGATATGCACAAAGCGGTAAAGCACCAATGGCATCACTAATTAAAGTTATACCGCGATAAATTGCAGGTATTCCTAATGCGGTATTTTGATCTACATAAGTACCAGCCCAATTACCTTCAAAGAATCTACCAACGCGACCCAAAGAATCAATGTAACCTGATGAGGTATAAACCATTGATGGTTGAATTTGTCTTTTGAGCAATCGGCCTAGCATTATTTACCTCTGTTTTCCAAAGCAATACCAAATAAAACTAAAAACACACCTGATAATATTACAGCCACAACCGGGTTAAATGTTGCGACACCTGCAACTGTTAGTAAAGAACCTACAACCTGTAAAACTGATGGTATGTATTTCATTAGTATATTTTACTCCTTGCCACTGGTAAATCTTCAATTTTAGTTACCACGCCATACCGTGCCAGTGTAGCCGCTACAAGTGGTGTTATGTTTGTTGTGCTTTGGCGATTCCATGCCCATGAATCACCCAGTGGCCTTTTAGTTGATCCCAGGATTGCAGTTTTTAAATTTGGATCATCTAAATGGCTGATAGTTTTTGCTTGTACCGCATCATAAAAAGAACCACATGCCCTAGCGTAATCACGCAAGTGAATAGACATTACGCCAATGTTTTGTTTTTCCAGTTCTACTATAAGTGAAGCGGCAGGTGATCCAGTATCTATAACTACCTTAGTATTGTGTTTTTTACACAGTTCAACCAATCGCGGTAAAACCCATGATGTGCCTTCCTTACACTCAATTAGTTCAAGCGGTGTAAAATCTCTAACTAAGCCGGATACTGCTATTGAAGCGCGATCACGCTCACGCGATATATCAACTCCAAATACAACATCATTGCCAACGGTTATATCTGTTGTAGCCAATGAATCCCATAGTTCAGTATTGATCACTTGAACAGCATCTCTAGATGGCCATACATTCAACCATTCCTTTGTAAAAATCTCAGGGCTATTAGTTGCCGCCGCTTCTTTAACGGCTTCTAATAAAACACCCCTTTCCTCATGCAATGATGGTATTGCTTGATACCACACATCTTGATCTAGGTAATCAAAGTCATCTAAGGATGGACACCATTCAAACCATGCCAGCCTGTTTTGCGGTTCGGCAATTTCTCTGTGGCCAATTTCCCTGTAATGCTCTAATAACTCAGATTCTCCTGGTCGGCCAGCATTAGATAAAATCCATAACTGGCCATTGCGCTTAGTTGCCAGTGTTGGTTGTAAGTTTGCAATAAGTGATAGTGGATGTGTTAATGCTTCATCAATAACCATAAGGTTTAAACTTAAACCGCGTGCGCCTTTGTCATTAGGTGTAACAATTCCATAGGTTGAGCCATTACGCATGTATATCTTTTCACTGCCATTCACCCTTGATACCCTAGCAATGCGTTTTGAGAATTTAGGCGATAACTGAAAACTTAATAAATGTTCTTCCCATTTACCTTTGGCCATATTGCGATCCTGAGCAGTATAGGCAACATGTCTTTTAGGTTGTAACAATTCATAAGCGATACGCGTTTCAATCAATTTTGATTTTCCGTTTTGGCGACCTACCTGAGCGCACACGGTACGGTACTTGTACGATCCAACTTGATCTTTTTCTAAACCTACATCTGCTACAAGGCGTTGCCAATCAAATAGATCAAAACCTAACAAGCGTGCTACCTGGGCTAACTTATCGCCTTCTGTTTCATACGATTCATCTCTTAATGATGCCCATCTAGGCGTACATAAGATTTTATTCAAACAGATCATCCTCATCAGGTAATGCACATGAATCCCATATTTCGCGTAACTCTTTAGATATGGATGGGATTGTATGACCACCTTTACCGGATTCTTCAATGCGATCCCAGGCGCGGGCAAGGCCTAATAACATCTCACGCTTAACCGTATCAATGTCTGTACGGCCAGTAATGGCTTTGACCATAGCAGTAGTGTGTCTGCCTAACTTCTTTTTAGGCTTACCACTTGCGACTATTTTTAATTGCCTTGCGTTTTGCGTTTCCATATTTTGCACCCCTTGAATAGTTGCAACTAGCACATGCCGGCCTTAGACTACCAACCCACAGTTCAGGTGATGGGAAGGAATCAATAGGTGGCTCATGATCAAGCGTAGTAGCAATGGTCTTTTTACAGTAAAAACAAAGCGGCTTTTGAGCCAAAACAACTTCTCTGATTTTTTTGTAATTCGCATTGTATTTTCTACTATTTTTAGTTTTCATCAAAACTTTAGTTTTTTTTCCAACTTTTTTGGACTTGCCGGGGAGAGAGAAAAGCCGAACGGCGGCGTATTACAGGCACGCTAAAAATAGGAAAAAACACGCTCATTGTTTAATCTATCTTGCTAACTAAAATGTAAAGGTCTTTAGTCCCTGTGGCTGTTACTGCCCACAAATCTTCACCTTCTTGTAATTCAAACTGAACCTTATCATCTGAATCCAATAAATAACCAGTATCGGATGTCACGCCACTGTTACCAATATAAATACCGCCTTGATGAGCATGAATCATTACAAACCTACTTACATTATCCACATTGATAACTTTTGATGCAGTTGTAGTTATATCAGGATGTGATGTTATCATCGCCATTGATCTGTTCCTCACTCTGTAATCTCTTGCGCCTGAAGCGGTCAAAGTCTTTGTGCTGTTTAGCACCTATCCACATCTTGCGTTGGTGTTCCATCTGTACACCTGTGTGTGCATATAGTTTATACCCAAAACTCTTAGCCCTAATGCAAAACAGTAAGTCCTCACCGACCCATTCTTTATGCAATGGCATATCCTGATAGAAGCCCCACTTATTACCCTGATGTACCTGGTCTGCTTCTTTAACAAATCTTTCAAACACTGATCTATGAATCAAGATAGCACCTGTACCACATGCATCTATCTCAATAATTGAATCTTCTTCATAGTCATGAATAGCATACAAACCATTATCAGTACCCATCCTAAAGATACAAGGTACAGGCTCTAGGTATAACTCTCCGACTTCCCAACCACCATGAACAACACCTGACACAATAGGGCGTTTATCTTTATCAGCCGCACTAACTAACTTCTTGAAATGATCAACAGTAAATCTTTGATCTGTATCTATCTGCAATAGCCAATCATCTGTGGTTTTCTCTAAAAAGGTTGCAACAATCTGATTACGCAACCTACTAATAACACCTGAGCCTTGTAATGATATAAACTGACCTAACTGTTTTTGTGATCTCGCTACATCTAAAATGCTTGTCATAAAGTCTGTAACTACATGTCCAGGTGATGTAACACCTATTGTAATTTTCTCTGTATCTTTCATATAGACATCCACCCTTCATATTGAGCATTTGGGTTATCAATATGCCACTGCTCTTTTAACTTGTTCTGATGATCCCAATCTACTTCATTGGTAGGTAATCCACAGTAATGACACAATGCTGTATGCAAGGTTTTATAGATATGTTGGCAATATGGCACTAATGCCAGTTTTTCTGTAAATAATGATCCCAAGCGGCACATGCATTGGGTACATTATTGGCCTTATCAACCCAACCGTAACGGTTGCCAATATATTTTTTACCCCATTCAATCTGTTTAATTCCATTGACAGTAGCAAGATATTTAGACCTACCCTGGGGTATTCCATAATGACTACCATTCCGCGCCTTTGGGTTAAAATTTGATTCTTTTTGATAAAGATCAATTAGGCAATGCGTCTGATCCATATTATTCAATGTCATTAAAATATATTGCTTGTAATGCGTAGGTTTGTAATTTAAATCAGATAATCCTGTATCAACAGATAATGTGTTAAAAACACATAGAGTTATCCCAAATAGCCAGCACCTTGCGAACCTACCCCTGCGGGGTTCGCATTTTTGGCCTTTAAGCCAAATGCTACGGCGAAAGCCTACCACACTATTAAAAATCATATTAGCGTAACTCCTGAATCTATCTCACTATGTGAGATGTGATCTACACCACTAACTTAGTTTCTTTTGTGTTCTAGTAATTAAATAACAAACATAACAAGATTGATCGGTCATAATCCAGTTACCACATTTACATCTGATTGGTTCGCTCATTGGCTCTCTCTAACAGTAAATCAACCATTTCTATAAATGGTCGGCAGTGTCGCTTCTTTGTCATATAGAAGCGTTCCTCAATTTCCCTGTCTGCATCAAAGTATGTTCTGATTGTCCAATCATACTTTGTAGCGGTAGGTATAACAAAGATTCCCTGGGTAATTTGGCTAATCATTACATAGGCAAAAGGCTTAATTATTTTGCTATCAAACCCACTTACCGTATCAATCATAACCGGATTAAATGGGAAATCATCAGCATTGGTGAAAGATCGGCTACTACTTTTAACCTCTAAAACTAGGCCATCAACTATTACATCCTTCTCATTTAAGGTTTTATCCCTAATCTGATCGTGTGTTGTAGCAATTGAAAACTCAGGCACATCTATCTTTGGCACACCAAAATGTTGCAGTAGATCGGCTATGTAAAGGTTGTAGCCATGCCCCTCACGCATAGCCCTGTGATAATCAAATTTAGCCATGATTTTTATACTCAATGTGATTAACGCATCCACAACCGGCGCACTTGCGTACGCCATTCATGTTTAGCATCCTGGGATCATTACACCATTCACAGCATTGGCTCAATGGCACAATATCAAACTCAATACCGTTATCTGTAAATGTCGCTTTAATTCCATGCTTATCAATCATTTCCATATCACCCATGATTAGTACCTGGGTAGTACCACTTGCCATCTTTGGACATAACTGCCCACTTAGCCGCACAACCTTTAGGGCATGTGTAACCGTAGTAGGGCGTACCGCGACCTTTGGCAATCCCGGTTTTTAAAACCATTTCGCCATGTTCACAATATTGAACAGCCGGTGTACTGGTCGCAACTGCATCCACTACTTGATCTAAACTCATTGCTACCGGTTCGCTTTGTTGCGGTTTATCCTCAATAAAAGATTCACGCAAAACCCTTTCCATCAAGGCTGACTTTGAACCGGGTCTGCCATAGATAGCCGCTACTTCAGGTTGTGGCTCAACTGGCCTTTGTAGCAATTCTGCATCCAAAGATTGTGTTGGTGTTATAGCCCAGGATTGCCGGGCTTTAGCCGCCATTACTTCTTGTTTAGATGCAACGCGCTTTGTAGCAGATTTCATAGCCGCAACTATGGCTCTACCCCAGGCAGATGTTTCACAAATCATAAGTTCGCTACCTGCGGTCATGCCTTTCCCTGGTATTTGTTCCCAGGCAACTGCGACCCCAGGCCTTACATCATGGGGATCACGGTAACAAGCGGCGGTGTAAACCACATAGGTTTTACCTTCAACCTGCACAATGTCATAAGGCTTATTAGGATTGTAAGGTTGCAATGATGCTTCAGGATATGTTTCCTTTAGTTGGGCTATACGCTCAGCCACATCAACATAATCATTCATGTTCATTATCTATTTTCCCTATCCCAAAGATTTACAACCTTTTCCATTAAGTATTCATTGTCTGCTTCAAGCATCTTTTGGCGCATTGATGGGTGAGTTCTAACAGTAAATTTTTCTACCTTTACATTGGTTTGTTTTGTATCGGCAGTACCGCGTTTGTAGCCACTCTTAAACCCTTTGTCATAGCCATTTTCAACGGCCACAATCCATGTAACACCAATCAATAGTGCTACCAGCGTAAACAAGGTGATTGTTACTAACCAACCGTATATCTCATAGTTCATATTTCACCGCTTCCTTGAACTTGTCTAACCAATAGGCTTCAACCATTTTGGCTGATAACCTTCCTCTAACCTGCCTTGCGCCTATTGCTTTTTTAGCGTGTTTGCGGATTAAAGAAGCCTTTACAAAATGCTTACCTTTTGCATCAACATAAGCACCTGATTGTTTGTCATATTTGACTAATTCCAACTCATTACCTTTTCTAATTCAGCCGGTAATTCAACCGGATCAACATCATTTATTACCTGATAAACAGTGCCGTTTGGATGTATAGATGGTGGCAACACAACATAACCTTTGTGTTTAATATCTATACCTGGTATTACCTTGCCTTTGAATTGTTTTGTTTTATCGGCAAGATAATAAAAGTGATAGCCGTTATCTGTTTTAACTGTATGCGTATTAGATGCTACACATATCCGGCGATAAGATTCCCATAGAACCCTGGATGCAATATTGCGTATATCAAAATCTAAAACTACAAGATTTGATTGCACAATGGCTAGGCCAATATTCAATTCAGAATCATGTTTAAACCATTTTTTAACAGTTAATTTATCGCTACTGGCATCAAGATAACCGTGGCGTAAAAACTTACATGGCTCTTTAGATTGTGGTTTTAATGGTAAAACCCACCAACCCTTTTCAGCATACGCTACAGCGTTCATGCATACACCCATGAGCCTGCGTAGTTAGTTGTAAAGCAATACTGAGCCATAGCATTATCATAAGAAATGCTGTAATCAAATCGGTTTTGTTTTAGAAATTCGGTAGCCAATACAACTGATGCATAATTTTCTACCCAATAAATAAACTGATGCGACCAACAGATAGTATCTTCAAATCGGTCTTTTTGTTGTAACCAATCTGTGTTTGTACCCCATTCCATTTGGGCTTCTGTTAAACCTTCAAATTGATTCTTTGTTAGTTTCATTATTTGGCCTTAGCATCTAATGATGACCAACACCATGAACAAAAACCTAATCTAGTTTTGGTTGGATTTGGTTTTGATAATCTAAGGTCATTGCAATGAGTATCGTTATCACAAATCTGTAATGCAACATCTGTGCCTGTTAAATTTGTAACTTTACTAAGTAACATATTAACCCTTCCTGGTCAATTGCGTTTGTAAATGCAATTAAACACTAGGGGGCTGACAAATGCAATTACCCAATACGGCGTGTTATGTGATCTACCTCACCCAAAGGCTTTACCCATAGCAGTAAATGACCCATCAACATTAAATGGAATCATCTCCACGCTTACATTGCCACGCTTAATATGGATGATGACCGCACCGGCCTGCCAATTGGCATATCCTCGCGTGTAGGACATCTTCTTTAAATCACAGGTGTGGCCACACTCAACACCTACTAAAACCCTCTCTAATCGGCCATTAAAGGCTTCTGAATGGCATGTGTAACCCAACCTGTGCGTATGCCCCGAAATTACTGAACGCCCCCAGCGTTTACTAAGGTTTAACGCGGTTTGACCAGCAATGTTAGATATAACCCCTTCATCCCCATGACAGAGCACAAAGTTAGTACCTGGGATTGGATAGGGTTGTTTTGCGTAATGGATGCCAAGATCATCAAAGCCCATAAAGTTTGCATATTGTAATTCAGGTAATCCCATTAAGCCGGGTATGCGTTGTATCGCTTTGTACAATCTATCTGAATGATTTGATCTACTAACTACATCTGTTTTCAAATCAAATAAAATATCCTGGCAAGTAGCCCGATCTTCATCCAGGGTTTGCATGAATGATTCTGCCTTGCCATCTGCGAATCTTGAAATGGTATTAAAATCCATTTCATCACCAACATTTAAAACTAAATCAAACTTGAAGGCATTAACTAATTTCTTTAAATTGATGACCGCTTCAGAAAAATGAAATGGCACTTGCAGATCACTGACCACAAGGTAGCGGGCATTAAATGACTTGTCGCGCTTAATCTTCATCCTCATCATCTGTTGGATCAATGCGGGGAACTATCTCATTTGGTTTATTGTCTGTGATCCAATCAGGTATTGATGCACCCGGCTCAGTAATTAACCAATAAGCAATTTCGTTTGAGAACCCGGCGGCTTTGGCGGCGCGGTACATCTCATTAAGAGTTACATAATGAGTTTCAAGTTTATTTAATTGCTCAGCCTTGCGCGGCGCACGCCTTCTACGCCTTACAGTTTTATTAGTTTTTTTAGTGGCCATAGTAAGTCAATTTTAGATCATACAAGGCCGCGAACAGCACGCTCAACACCTTCTTCAAGGCTAATTTTTGGGGTGTAGTAATCGCTCATCATGGTTGGATCACCCACCCGGTAGGCCACCCCTGCCGGTTTATCGGTTAAAACCCTAAACCGCTTAGCAGGTGTCTTTTCATATCCCAGGACTTTCAAGGCTATTTGTGCCAATTCCATAAATGTAGTTGCCCGGCCTGTACACAGATTTATTGTCTGATTGCAATTGTTTTGTACCATAGTTAATACCGCTTCTACTATGTCATCAATGTGTATAAAATCTCTAGTAGTAGTTGCCTTACCCCAAATGTTAAAAGGGTTAGCGTTCATGATTGCGCGTTCAATAATTGATGGAAATGGATAATCTAAATCTTGATCTGTGCCGTAGCCGCTAAATGGTCTAAGGGTTAATACCTGTGCGCCTTCTTCACGCAAGTAATTCATTAGCATTTCACCGGTGAGTTTTGACCAACCATAAGTCATATCCGGCTTACCTATTTTATTAAAATTGATGTCTTTTTCTTTTAACTTCTTTTTCTTAACTAGTGTTTGTAGTTCAATAGGATAAGCGGCTGATGATGAAAAATAAACAAGATAGGGTTGTTTAGTTCTCATTGCCCAAGATGCAAACTCAGCATCAATGGCTAGATCAACCGCTAAGGCTAACGGTTCATTCTCTATAAGCATCCGGCCACCAACTACTGCGGCCAAATGAATTACAAGATCATATTGTTTCTTCTCTAATGCAAAAAATTTACGGCAATCAACACCTTGTTTGAGATCAACTAGGGTTAAGTTAGCATTAGGTAATGCACGCCTAAAGGCTCTACCTACAAAGCCATGTGATCCCGTAATCAATATGTTCATTTACAAATCCACATCTGAAAGTTATAGACACCGCCGGGAAACTCTAATAAAAAATATTCAACAGGATCAAAACCCGCATCAATTAACATTTGTTTAATATCTTCATTATCCCAACCCCAGTAATGTTCTATGTTGTTGGCATCTGATTCACCACATGGTGTACTTACAAATAGGTATTTAGTTTTGGCTCTAATTTTTTTTAAAGTCGCTTCAGGATCATCTAAATGCTCTAGGGTTTCAGAACAAATAAATAAATCAACAACAGGTATTTTTTCTATTGTGTCATCAATATGGCCTGTAAATTCATAACTATCAGCAAAATCACCTATGTACTTTTTATCAGACTTCAAAGCATTTATTATGGCCGCATTGCCGGCAGATAAGTCAGCAATAGATTCATAAGTATGAAATGCTTTTAACATATCTATGCTTTTGTTTACTCTAATAATGTGATCAGCAAACTTTAGATGGTTATGCGGTTTACTATAAATGTTTGCTAATTCTTCTGCGGTGTGGGCTGGCCTTAACCTAATCTTCATCTTAATTTTTCTACTAAATCAGCGTATTCTTGTGATCTAATATATTGTTGCAATGTCAATAAATCTTGTTCATACCATAAAGGTTGATTAACTCTTTCATAACCTTCATCTAATTCTGCCTTGCCTGCCGCCGGGTGTATATGTTCAATTATGACATCAGGTAAATACTTTAAGCACTTTAAATCAATTCCCAGTTCTTTAACAAAATTATCAAAAAATAAATGAAGGCATCCTGGAAATGTCATACCCCTAAGTTCATCTACAATTTCTCTGTTCATTGCAAACGCGGTTGGCAAGTTTTCGCCTTGAAACAAATCATTACCATAGGCAATGCCTGTGTCCATTTTTAACGCTTGAATAAAGGCTTTATCCCAGCCCTGGGTTCTAGGAAGGTGATCATCACCCATGAAAACAAAATAATCATATAAAGGGTACTTAACAATATCCAATAGAAGAACCGCACCGGTATTAAGAGATTTAGCACAACCACCTGTTTTATTATCTGCCGGTAGTTTTTTATAGTTTTCACTTTTGGCGTACTCATTCCATTTAGGATCATCATTATCTATAACTATGTATAGGTCGGCTTCTGCACCGGTATCCTTAAACGCCTGGGCTAACCTTTCGGCATTTTCAGGCCTACCCCTACTAGGTACAACCACGCACATCTTCATGGCCATAGGGTAGGGGATACGGCTGACTTACTTCTTAGATATGAGAATTTGGTACAGCGTGTCTAACTTTTCTTCTATGCGTGCAACACGGCCTTCTAGGTTATGGCGGCCATTATTATCAGGCTTTAATTCACTTAAATAATGTTTTACCAACCATCTAACAGTTGCTATCAATGCGCCTAAAATGGTAACCGTAGATACTGCAAAAGCCGCCCAATCGTTTGCGCTCATTAACTGTTGATTCCAAATTTATTATCTTTAGGGTCTAAATATCTAATTAAAGGTGCAACTAAAGCACCGGCCAAGATTGCATATTCAGGCTTAACATCTGCAACCAAAGCCAACAAAGTTGTAACTGTTGCGGCGGCAACGCTTCTAAAATATGACTTAATTACTTCTTTTTGTTTTGTTGTAATTTTCACTTTAATCCTAACTCTTTAATTTTCTGTTCAACTTCATGTTGGTTTAATGCTATTTCAAAATGCATATCATCTTTACGCTTTTTGTAATTGCCACCCCAATTTAAACCATATTTAGTTATAAGTAGGTTAATTATATTACGCTGATCCTTATTAAATGTATTTGACTTGCCCAAAGGATGCTTAATTGCATTTAAGTCTATGGCAGTACCGGATGCGTGATTGCTAAGTACGCGGTCAGATGATCTAGTCATCCTAAACGCGTATCCCCAATCATCTATTTGGCCTTCATTTATTGGCTCAACTAATTCATGAAATTCTTTACAAAAATTTATAAATAAAGGTGCAACGGCTTTTGCACAGGCAATTTTAGTTTTAGTGCCAGATATAACAAAAGATTGGATACCTATGGCTTGCCGATCCTCACTAGCCGGCCAACCATTTGGGCTAGTGAGTTCTCTAATAATTGCCATCACCTATCATTAAGATAGTAAGGCTTTGGCTTCATCTTCTGTAAGCCCTAACCTTTTTAATACATCAGCCTTAACTTTGGCTTGCGCGGCTAACTCAGCATCTTTGGCTTTTTTGTCAGCCTCATACGCTTTAGCGTCTGCCTCTCTTTGAGCAATTTCCTCGGCAGTTAATTCCACCTCTGTTTGCTCTCCAGTTTCGCAATTGATTATTAGTTTAGTTGGCATTGTTTCTCCTTATGAGTTTGATATTCCGTATAGGTAAGCGGTTGAGTATTGTTCAAATAAAGTTCCATCTGCGGGTATCATTTTAAGTGAAGTAATAGTCGCAGAATTAGACCATAAATTTGCGTCTAATGCTTGCCAACCTTCAGTAGCATTGTTTTCTGCTACTCCATCTGAGGAAATTGATTTGTAATTTGAACCTGCATAATTTGGTATGTAAAATAATCCATTTCCAAAAGTTGAGGCGGTAGCAGTACTGCCAGTAATTCTTGCCCATCTTAAAGCACTAGTATTATTTTCTGAAGAAGCAGAAGTTCCGTTACCAATTAAACCTCTCCAAGAAGCATTAGTTGTACTTGAGTTAGGTTGTATTTTTACAAAATCTTGAACACTTCCTGCACCTGAACGATTATCTCTTAAACTACCCAGAACTAATAAATCGGTGTACGTGCTAGGTATTGAAGTAAATTCTATGTTAGCCGCACCACCACTACCAACAGTAACGCTTGCAATTAAAACAAATGTATTTGCCATTATGCCGCCGCTATTCCGTAGAGTGTGAACATTGAACCTGATGTGAAATTAGAACCATCATGGCATTTCAACAATATGCTAGTAATAGCAGAGGTACTGCGCCATAACATTACTGTCGCATCTGCACCTCTAGCGGCATTACTGCCTCTTGCTATAGTAGTTTTATATGTAGTGCTGTTTGCATAATTTTGAATGTTTAATATTACTGGGGCTTGAAATGTTGATTCGGAAGCGGCTTGGTAATCAAGATATGGATTGTTAGTATTAGAACCCCTTGCCGAACCAGCCACCGAACCAGAGCCATATAAAACAGTAAAAGAATAATTGCTGCCAGTATCGCCATTGAATTGCATTGCTAAATTGTCAAGCCCTGAACTTGACCTATTAGCGATTAAAACTAAATCAGTATAACTTCCTGAAATGCTAGAAAAAGTAACTGTTGCTTGTGTACTACCTAAAGTAGTTGTCGCTATCGGTTCATATGTTGCACCTGCGGCCATTGTCTATGCTCCCTTAATTCCGTATAGGGCAAAATGTGAGTATTGAGAATATAAAGTTCCAACACGAGGGGCAATTACTATTGAAGTTATCGCAGATGTACTCTGCCAAGATGCGCTATTTAAAGCAACAGAACCAGCGCTATTGTTATCAAACCCTGCTAAATTTCTCAAGGTTTTATATTTGTTTGTATTGGCATAATCTAAAATATCAAGCACAGTTACACCAAAGATATTAGACCCTGAAGTAGTACCTGTTTCAAACCCTGCTCTTGCAGATGTTTGAGAAGTAGAGGCATAGGCGGCAGCGGTAACGCTATCTCCAATAAGTTGATGCCAAGAATAATTACTGCCTGAATCAGAATTAAATCTTATTATTGCATCAGATGCATCACCTGCAAAACTATCTCTGGCTATCCATCTAATTTGTAAATGAGTAAATGTAGATGGAATAGAACTAAAGGTAATACTTGAACTACCGCCTAAACCTACTGATACTGTTGCAATAGATTCATAGGATGAAGGGGCTACTGCCGCACCCCCTGATTGTGCAAGTATGCCAAGAATTAAAGACATTACGCAATGCCACCAATACAGTACCAAGAATCTGTGCTTACTTTAATTATGCTAGCCGCTTTAAATTGTCCGGTAATTGTTGGATTAGTAGATACCGCACCACTTGATGCAAGGGTAACACCCGCACCTTGCACAATAGATACTGTGCCGGCTGATCCAATTTTAATAAGATTTACAACTGATCCGGTAGTCATTGCCACACTTGAATAAGGTGGAATAGTAATAGTAGTAGTGCCAGTGTTTGAATATGTAATAAGTTTATTATCTGCATCAGTTACAACTAAAGTGTCTGATGTGGTCGTAACTGCTCTAACGCTGAGATTGGCGATAGAGTTCATCTGAGCCGCCGTTAAAACCTGACCAACCGAAAATGTTGCCATTTATATTCTCCTAATAAGCCAAAGAATCTTCATCTAAAATTCCATCAACGGTAGAGTCTAGCAAAAAACCTACGGCAAAAGGCTGAGCGCAACTAAAAGTAACCATAAAAGATTTGGGTGTTATTTGATAAGTTAAACCGGCAATGACGGAATCTGTAACCACATTACCTGCCGGCAAGGTTTGGGTTACCTCTATTGGATCAAATATATCTAAGTTTAAGGCGGCTATAACCCGGCTAGGGTCATTTGAGCCATAAGCATCAACGGTTAATGAATTTAATTGGATATTAACGCCTTGTTCTTTTCTTGATGCAATGATCATTTGTGCTTGATTTAAAGCATCCGATTGCGTTTGCATAATGCCGCTTCTGACCCGGCTATGCTGGAAATAATCATCAATACTTGCTGTATCACTGGCAGTTTGACCGGCCAAGCCATTTGGCGTAACTGTAACTTTGTTGATCATTTGGTAATCTGAAATATCAAACTCAACTGCCTGATAAGTAATATCACCTGACCCTGGCACATCACTAAACTTTGTAACCGCGCCACCTTCTGCAACTATAATGTCATTGCGGGAATAAAATTTGGCATACCCTCTTTGATCCATCCAAAAAGCCCCCAGGTCTGTACCTTCTACAACCTGACAAGATGACAATAATGATCTTGATGATCCATCATCCGCTTGTACCGTAGTGGTTGCGGTAGTTGAAATATCGCGCATACCACCTGGCCATTCTCCGGCATCAAGCAAACTTGAAATTCTTTGTGCGGTAGTTTGTCCTGCCGTGCCACCGCTTACAGATGTAATAGTTGTTAGATTTAATAATTGGAATCCATCTACGCAAGATAATGTTACATAGGCTGGATCAAATCCAGTAGGGCTTTGATAGTTCCATTCTTGTACATAAAAAGAACCCAGGTTATAGGTTGTGCCTAAGTATGCGGCAGTAAAGCGAATTTTACGCATTGGTTTTATTTTGCCGTATAAACTTGATCCAGTATTGGCCGGGTTAAATTGACCTGTTTCATCAACAAAAGTTATGCGTGCTGTGCCGCCTGTAAAAGAATCAGATGATCTGTTAAAAGCACGGCGTATATAGCACTGAGTTACATAAGGTGTTATATCAACAATATCTGCCGCCGCCGTACCTAAAATGGCTACATCAAGTGGGGTTGCAGGATCATCTAATACTAGGGCTGGATCAAAACTTGCACCGTTGCTGAAATCAATTTCTGCACTAAATATTGCGGCTGGCATTATCTACCTAAGTTAGTTAGTTGAGTAACCGCACCTGATCTATTCAAGTTATACAAAGCATCTTGAATTACAGATTGTAATTCACCTTCTGAGATAACCGAACCTGCAACATTTATATTTACTGTTGTGCCAAAGCCACCCATTTTATCTAACGGTATTACCGCTTCTGATCCGGCTTCACCTATTAAAGCGGCAGTAGGTTGCGTAACAATGCCGCCATCCGCCATAGGGAATAAATTATTTGGCAATACCTTTTTACCTCTACCAGTTAATTCACCGGTTGATGTAAATAGTGATGGCATTTCTCTAGCAGTATCGCCTTCAATAATTTTACCGGCCTGATTTACTTTATCTTGTAAAGCCAAAATTCTTTTTGTAGCCGCATCTAGTTCGGCAACATTTTGAGATAACGGTGTGAACGCGTTTTGTGATACTACTGTTCCAATTTTTTGATTGTTAATTTCTTTCATCAATGACAACATTTGTTGCAATTCTGAATTGGCGGCAAACAGTTTTTGAATATAAATCAAAACTTCTGCATTAGTCATGCCCCATTTTTTAGCCAACATTTCAACTTCTTCAGTTGTGATTTGGCCATCTTCAATTACTTTTAATACATCTGCGTATTTTTGTGCTTCATTAACTGCGGCAACTGTACCTTCAGCCAATTTTTGCATAATCTTTACACGCGCTTCATCCTCTAAAGTAAGTTTGCGAGATAAGGCCGCTTGTAAATTGATCTTGTCAATGTCAAACATTGCTTGTAAATCAGCCTTCTTTTTATCAAAAGCGGCTTGTGCGGCCTTTTCTTTGGTCAGTGCTTTTTCTCTAGCCAAAATATCTTTTTGTATTTTTGCTAATAGTTGATCTGTGCTTAATTGTTTTTTGCCATACAATCTTTGTTGTTCTAAAGCATCAATAGTTAATTGAGATAGACCTAAGTATCCACGCTCTTGCATGGTTCGCTTTTCTCTTAACTTAATACCCTCTTGTTCTATTTTTTGCAACGCATTTCCACCATAAGTTAAATCACCTGTTAAACCTTGAACTGCTACTTGTAGAAAATCAAAGTAAGCACCCAATCCTTTATTTTCAAATGTTTGAGCAGTACCAACAAATATATCTGCAAACTGTGTTGCGACCTTTTCTAATTTATAGCCAAATACATCAACGGCATCTGATCCAGTTGCAATAATAGATACGGCTGTGATAAATCCCTGGCCTAATGTTTCGGTGGCTTCTCCGGCACTAACAGAAAAGGATTTTAATTGACCAGCAAAAGTTTTGGTTTGTGCTTCTGCCGATCCAGCATATTTATCTAAACTTTGTATAACTTCTGTGAACCCAGCCGCTTTTGCTTCTGCGGCAGTGTAACCAATACCTAATGTACCAATAGATTTGTAATTGCCAATAGCCGCTTTAGTTATGGCATCTAAAACCGTACTTAAATCAAAACCTGTGCCGGCTGATGTATCTAAGGCTTTAGTTAATAAATATTGTGAAGATTCAACATCACCGGTTTGTGCTACAAGTTGCCTAAAGGCTGGCACTAACTGTTCCTCAGTAACATTTGTGGCGCGTTGTAAGTCTGCTATAAATCCTTTAATTTCAGGCAATTGAAATTGTTGCCCAATACTTGCTAAAGTTAGTTGTAATTGTTTATCTAATTTCTCCTGGGCTAATGCCGCATCAATTGATCTTTTAGCAAATATGGCTAACCCTGCCGCCGCCGCAACACCACCGGCTTTAGCAAAAGCCTTTAATCTAAATGAGCCTGTTGCAATTGTTTTGTCAAAACCTTTTAATTCTTTTGTGGCACGCTCTAAACCTTTTTTATCAAA